ATATCAGCCGGAAATGTCAGTGCCACTACATTCACAGGTGCATTGAGTGGTGCAGCAACTAGCGCGACCACAGCAGGTACTGTAACAACAGCTGCCCAACCAAATATTACAAGCACAGGTACATTGACTGGACTTGGTGTAAACGGTAATATAACAGCAGCAAATATCACTGCAAACACAGGCGTCTTTACTGGTAATGGTAGCGGTATAAGTGCAATGAACGGCTCAAATATCACGACTGGTACAGTCGCAGCAGCCCGTGTTGCTACATTGAACCAGAACACTACTGGTTCTGCTGCTACAGTGACAACGGCAGCACAGCCAAATATCACTAGTGTTGGAACACTAACAGGTCTAACTGTAAGTTCTACAATTTCAGGTTCTGTAAGTGGTACGGCTGCTACTGTAACAACAGCAGCACAACCAAATATCACAAGTGTTGGTACACTAAGTGCATTGACAGTAAGTGGTACAATCACTGGTTCAGTAAGCGGTAGTGCAGGTACTGCTGCAACAGTAACAACAGCAGCACAACCAAATATCACAAGCACAGGTACATTAACAAGTTTAACTGTATCAGGTAATATCTCAGCACAGGCTAATGTAACTGTTACAGGTTATACGATATCATCAGTAGCAACTGGCATAAGTGCAGCAGGATCAACGCAAGGCACTGCAACTGTGTTGGCTAAAAATATAAACGTAGTATCAACTGTAAGTGCAGGTCAAGGTGTTGTACTACCAACAGCAGTAGCAGGTATGCGTATTACTGTGTTAAATACTTCAGCAGTTGCATTAAGTGTATATCCTGCAAGTAGTGGCGTAATTAATTCATTGTCTACTAATGCAGCCTTCTCACAGGCAGCAGGCGCAAGACTAGACTTTATTGCGACAACAAGTTCTCAGTGGTATACATTGAACGCAACATACGCTTGATAATAAAACAGGTCACGATCTACTTTTAGATAAGTATGTCGTGACTAATGTTTTTTTACTTGACTATGAATCAAGATTGCGCAGCTGGTGCCGCCTGCGTTCCGAACTCTCTAAATCATCACTGCAAAATATTTGTATAGCAGTAGATAAGTTTTGGCAATGTGTGCCCATAAATAATCATTACCTACACCCAGATTATATACAAGATTGGCCAGACCCATGGACATTATTGTTTGACAATAATTATTGCACTTATAGCCGCGCATTAGGTATGATATATTCCCTTTTCTTGTTGGATACCAAAAAGATTGAACTTGTAGAGGCAAAAGATGATAATAGTAACGAAGTTGTATTAGTCCTAGTTAATAACGCAAAATATGTGTTGAATTACTGGCCCGACACGGTAGTAAATAATCTTGTTACAGATTTTGAAATTACTAGAACACTCAACATCAGCCCACTGATAAAAAAAATAGGTTAAAAATGAAACTACATGTTGTCAAACGCTCGGGCGTACAAGAACCATTAGCCGTTGAAAAATGGCAGAATCAAGTAGCAAAAGTATGTAAAGGTATTGCTGATGTAAGTCAGTCTATGATTGAGATAAAGGCACAGCCGCATTTTTATGACGGCATCACCACAAGAATTATCGATGAGATAACATTACGAGCGATTGTAGACCTAATCGATATTGAACATAATCCAGACATAGGTCATACCAATTATCAATTCGTAGCAGGCAAGCAACGCCTTAGCATGTTGCGCAAAGATGTTTATGGTAATTATAAACCTCCTCATTTATATGAGATTGTTAAAAAGAATGTAGCATCTGGACTGTATACTTCCGATTTACTAGAATGGTATTCAGAAGATGACTGGAATAAAATGGAACAGATGATCGACCACGAGAAAGATGAGCAATACAGTTATGCTGCCATTGAACAGTTGATAGAAAAATATCTTGTGCGTAATCGCGCAACAAAAGAAATATATGAAACTCCTCAAGTGCGATACATGATCGCAGCCGCTACAGTCTTTCACAAAGAAGAGCCCAATAACGCCAGAATGCGCTACATCAAAGACTATTATCAGGCTGCAAGTGATGGTCTGTTTACTCTTGCTACTCCTGTACTTGCTGGTCTAGGTACTCCTACTAAACAATTTAGTAGTTGTGTACTAATTCGTAGCGATGATGACTTAGATAGCATTTTTGCTAGCGGCGAAATGATGGCAAAGTATGCAAGCAAACGCGCAGGTATTGGTCTTGAAGTAGGTCGGCTTAGGCCACTAGGCGCTCCTATACGCGGCGGTGAAGTCATGCATACAGGAATGATACCCTTCTTAAAGAAGTGGTTCGGCGATTTGCGCAGTTGCAGTCAAGGAGGTATACGCAATGCTAGTGCTACAGTATTTTATCCCATTTGGCATTATCAGTTTGATGATCTTATTGTTCTTAAAAACAATCAGGGAACCGAAGAAACAAGAGTCCGTCATATGGATTATGGGGTTGTGCTTAACAGTTTCTTCTGGAGACGATTCAAGAATAGAGAAAACATAACGTTTTTTGACCCCAACGAAGTTCCTGATTTATATGAGACATTCTATACAAATTCTGAGAAGTTTGAAGAACTTTATGTCAAATATGAGAAACGCCGTGATTTGCGTAAAAAATCCATGAATGCTGAAGATGTATTCAAGGGTGGCATATTAAAGGAAAGAACTGACACAGGCCGTATATATCTTGTATTCATAGATAATGTTATGAATCAAGGACCCTTTGACCCAGAACATCACACGATTTATCAAAGTAATCTATGCTGCGAAATCTTATTGCCCACAAAACCCTTTAAGCGACTAGACGATGATCAAGGTCGTATCGCGCTTTGCACATTAGGAAGTATTAACTGGGGAGCATTTAGAAACCCAGAAGACATGCGTAGAGCCTGTCGTATACTACAACGCAGCCTATGTAATATCCTTGACTATCAAGATTATCTAAGCGTACAAAGCAAACTCAGTAACGATGAGATACAACCATTAGGCATAGGCGTAACCAATCTAGCATACTGGCACGCAAAGCGCGGTTTAAAATACGGAGACAAAGATAGTTTACAAGAAGTAAAGAGTTGGATGGAGCATCAGGCTTTTTACTTGACAGAAGCAACTGTAGAACTAGCCAAAGAACGTGGCAAGTGTATAGATAGCGATAAAACTAGATATGGACAGGGGATTTTTCCTTGGGAGTTAAGAGCCAAGGGAGTCAATCAACTTACTAATTTTAAACCCGAATTAGATTGGGAATCATTAAGAAAGGAAATGTCACAACATGGAGTTAGAAACGCAACTCTTATGGCTATTGCTCCGGTGGAGTCTAGTAGCGTTGTTATTAGCAGCACCAATGGTATAGAGATGCCAATGAGCCTAATCAGCGTCAAAGAAAGTAAAGCAGGAAGTTTTACTCAAGTTGTTCCTGAATATCAAAAATTAAAGAATAAATATGAATTGATGTGGGAACAGAAAGATTGTTTAGGTTATATAAAGACCGCAGCAGTCTTAGCAGCATATGTAGATCAGAGTATATCAACAAATACTTTCTACAATCCTGCGCATTTCTCAGATCGCAAAGTTCCAACCACATTGATCGCAAAAAATCTGATGCTAGCACATCAGTATGGTTTGAAGACATTCTACTATAGTCTGATCAATAAGGCTGGAGCAAAAGTTGTAGAAGAAAAACAAGCAGTGCAAGAACAGATCGAAGTCGAAAAAGTAGAGGACTGCGATTCGTGTAAACTTTAGAAAGGAAATTTAATGAGCTACAGCACAAAAGTTATTGACCACTACGAGAATCCAAGAAATGTAGGAAGTTTCTCAAAAGATTCTACAAGAATAGGTACAGGCATGGTAGGCGCGCCTGCATGCGGCGATGTCATGAAACTACAGATCAAAGTTAATGAAGAAGGCATTATAGAGGATGCAAAATTCAAGACATATGGGTGTGGATCCGCTATCGCTAGCAGTTCACTTGTAACAGAGTGGGTTAAGGGTAAGACATTAGAGGAAGCAGGGCAGATAAAGAATACCCATATTGCTGAGGAACTAGCATTACCTCCTGTAAAAATACATTGCAGTATATTAGCAGAAGATGCTATCAAAGCCGCTATAAATGATTTTAATATAAAACATAATTGCTGTCAAACACAATAAGGTAAAAAAAATAAATGAGTAAACAACAATACGATCTAACAACAAAAACAAACTACTTGACTAGAAAGATGTTTCTGGATCCTGAGGGGCCAGTGACTATTCAAAGATTTGAGGAAGTAAAATATAACAAGATTCAAAAGATTGAACAGACTGCTAGAGGTTTTTTCTGGGTGCCGGAAGAGATTAGCCTGACTAAAGACGCTAACGATTTCAAAGACGCAAGCGAGGCAGTCAGGCATATCTTTACCAGCAACTTGTTGCGCCAGACTGCATTAGATAGTTTGCAAGGTAGGGGCCCAGCGCAAGTATTCATTCCTGTAGTTAGCCTTCCTGAGTTAGAAGCATTGATGTTTAATTGGAGTTTCTTTGAGACTAACATTCATAGCCGTAGTTATAGCCATATCATTCGTAATATCTATAATGTGCCCAAGGATATTTTTAATACCATACATGACACACAAGAGATCATAGGTATGGCTAGTAGTGTTGGTAATTACTATGATAGGTTACATCAACTTAATTGTGCAGCAGAACTCGACGGGCACATCGCCGAAGATGAGCATATCGATGCGATTTGGTTAGCCCTGAATGCAAGTTACGCACTAGAAGGTTTCAGGTTCATGGTAAGTTTCGCTACTTCACTGGCAATGGTAGAGAACAAGATATTCATAGGTAATGGCAATATAATTAGCCTGATCTTGCAGGACGAGTTGTTACACAAAGAATGGACAGGCTGGATGATAAATCAAGTAGTCAAAGAAGACAATCGTTTTGCACAAGCAAAAGAACGATGTGAGCAAAAAGTATATGACCTTTATATGGATGTTATCCGTGAAGAAAAAGAATGGGCAGATTATCTTTTCAAGAAGGGTAGCGTCATAGGTTTAAACGCGAATATATTGAAAGATTTTGTAGACTTTACCGCCGTTACAGCCCTCAAAGATATAGGTCTCAAATACCATAATCCTGCGCCTAAAACGACGCCGATTCCGTGGTTCAATAAGCATAGCGAGACAAGCAAAAAGCAGACTGCTTTACAGGAAAACGAAAGCACCAACTATGTGATCGGTGCTATGAGTGATCAATTAAATTACGAAGACCTACCTTCGCTATAATTACATATACTAAGGAGAAAAATATGAAGGCTATTATATGGAGTAAGCCGGGCTGTCCTTTCTGTGTGCAGGCCGAAAAGTTACTACAGATCAAGGGATATGAGATCGAGGAGCGTAAAATCGGTTTCGGTTGGAATCGTGAACAATTGTTCGAGGCTGTGCCCAATGTGAAAACTGTGCCGCAGATATTCCTAGATGGCCAGTACGTAGGCGGATATGATGCTTTAGTAAAATATTTTGAGGTACACAAATGAATTTAACAACAGGACAAACATATAGTTTTAAATTAAACAGCGGAGAGGAATTAGTAGCTAAACTTCTTACAATCGAAATAGATAGTCATGGAAGCCGTTATTATATTATCGGCGATCCCGTGAGCGTTGGGCCAGGACCTAACGGAGCACTGGGATTAGTACCTAGCATGTTCACTGTAAATATCCAGTCAAATGTGCGACTAAATACTAATAGTGTCGCACTAATTGCAGACACCGATGATCCGGTCAAGCTGAAATATATCGAAGCCACAACAGGAATAAAGGTTCCAGATAAAAAAATGATTTTAGGATAGAGTATGCCAAAACTAAGCCGTAAAGGCGATACAAATACTACAGGAGGAAAAATAATTCGCGGAGCAAGTACTGTGTTCGCTAATAATAAACCTGTAGGTTTACATACAAGCAAGATTACTCCACATGATCCTAAAAAGAATAAAAAGCCTCACAATGATGCAAGCACTACCGAGGGCAGTCCTACAGTATTTGCAGAGGGTGATCCTGTATTAAGAGTAGGTAGCGGCAATACTTGCGGTCATAAAATAGTTGAAGGAAGCGACAATGTTTTTTGTCCGTAAAATATGGCTAACACAGGTAAACAAAGCCCATTAGGCGTCAATGTATTAGGTTCTTTATTACAGAACATAGGATTTTATATCAATCCTACGGCGCAGAGTTATATGGGTGTCAGTAAAGAGACTGACGGTGATTATACTCCAGGTAAGATAGTCAACGATACTTGCTTGAAATGGCTAACATATGCTATCAATGATGCATACAAAAGAGGTGATGCAAGCGGAGCAACAGGTCCGGGTGAGCCCACAGTAACTAAAGATACTTACGATGATTTAGTTACTATAGGCCAGAGCCGCATACCTGCGTTAGGAAATAGCCCTCCACCAACATGGGAAACAAGCGATCCAGGTGGAGTATGGGTGAATCAACATGCAGGGTCAGATCCATTACAACCTGGTTATACAAACGACCAAGCAGGATCTCCTGCTAATTCCGGATATGGATTCTATAACTGGACTGCTAGTTATGAAAATTACTCTGCTAACAGAGTTGAAGCATATAAGAATGAAGGTCAGCTTGCTAGCTGGTATCCGTTTCTAGCAACTGCCAGCGGAGATGATGTACCCAATGTCGGCATCACCCAGTGGGGCTGGGTTCGTTGTATGGCATTACAAGCGTGGAACGAATTTAACTGGAATGGAGAGTATGTCCTACAGACTGATAATACTCCTGCAGGTAGCCCTGCATATCAATTCTTTGTGGATACATTTACTTCATGCGATAGTTTTAAAAATTATAGTAACGAAGCTATATTCGCTATCAATGACAGTCAAGAATTTTTGAAAGGCACGTTCAGTAATCAAGATGACCTTATAAGTGCTGATCTAGCAGGAGTTAGT